GGTGGGTACAGTGCCGTAGGTTCTCTTACAGCAGGGAATATGCAGTTCTCAAATCAAATGGATTTCTTTCAAACTCGTATTGCACAGAATATGGCTAAAGCTAATCAATATGCAGGGCAAGCTTCTACGTTTAATTCTGTAGCTAACTTAGCAATGATGGGTAATAGCATGAGGCCAGATAGTACGACTCCAAGGGCTGATGGTGGCGCTCCTGTAATAGATTTAAACCCTTAGTAGGTGTAATAAATGAGAAAAGTAGAAACAAAAGAAGGCACGATTGAGTCTCATCCTGAAGCTAAAGATAATCAAGCTAAGGTTGTAGAAAAAGCTAAAGACTTAAAAGCTAAAGGTTATACTCTAGATGATATTAGGAAGGCTGGAGCATTAGAAACAGAACTTGTTTCAGATAAACCTACTACAGAAGCAGGGAATAGCACCTTAAGCCGATTTAATCCTGAAGCTGTAAAATCACTAGAGACTGCTTTTGAAGATCTTGAAATGAAGGAAGGTGAAGAGAATGCTGTACGTGGAGGAAGTGGAGAGCCTTTACAAGGTGGTAAGGTGGGGGAACAAAGAGAAGCTGATGCTGTTGTAGATACATCTTTTTCGGGAGGGTTGTTTCAATCTCTACCTGATTTAGATTTTGCTGCTTTATTTGAAGATGAAATTATTGTTGATACGGCTATGAGTAAGATAGGTTCTTCTGAAATGTCGATGTTGCTATCTCCTCTTCTAGAAAGAGGTCGAGAAGAGTTATCAGAGGAATTCCAATCTGGTGGCACAGCTTCTATTTCAGAAGCCGTATCTTTAATATCAAATTCAAACCAAGAACTAGAAATTTCTAGAATATCAAAAGAAGTAGACTTAGCACAAAATTCTTATGATTTAGGTACTATTTTACAAGATGCTGCAAATACACCACGTAAACCTGTTTCAATGCTGGATTTGAGACAGAATTTTATTGTTGAATCTCTTAACATACCTTCTGATCGAATGCGTTCTTTATCTATTAATATAGAAAAAGATGCTGTTAGGTCTACAGAGTTAGCTAAGATGCAAGAACGTGTATGGGAGAATACAAATCTTTTAGGAGTTCTTTTTGATGTAGTAGAATACGCTCTACCAACTACAGTGGCTACAGAAGAATGGGTTAAATTCAATAATGGATTATCAGAAGCTCTTGACAAGATAAAGAGTGCGCCAGTTGAAAGGCAAGAAGAAGTTTTTAATAAACTAGTAGAGACTTGGCTAGAAACAGAAACTTTACTGATATCTAACAATAACTCTTTATTAGTTATAGATCAACTCGATGGATTGCAAAGTGCGATTAGAGAAGGTGGGTTAGGTTTTATACAAGGGAATGAAACGACAGATGCACAGTATTCCGATATATTAGAAACGGCTATTAACGCAACAATTTTTGGAGCAGAGTTCAAAGGTTATGTTAGAGGCATTAAAGGCTTAATGAAATTCCTTGCTTCTCGTATTTTTCCTTCTGATAAAGATACGGTATTAACTCCAGAAAGATTGTCTTATGTACCTTTTACTGAAGCTCGTAATAGCCTTGTTGTTAAGCAACCGACCAGTGTAAAAATATCAGAAAATGTAAGAGATATAAGAAAAGATTTATCTGAAGCTGCTGATAAAAAAGGAACTCGTGAGTTTCGTATAAATTTAGAAAAAGAAAAAAAGGAACTTGGTAAATTAAAAGACGAGGTTTCTAAAACTAATACAAATACAGAAGCCAGAGCTTTGGCTAAAGAAAAGAAAATAAAGTTTAAAGATGCTTTAAAAATTGTAAATCAAGAAAAACAAAAACAACTAGATGCTATTGCTCGGAGGCAAGGTGCTGTTCAAGAAATGGTTAATGAGTTCGATGTTGCTGCTACAGCGGAGTCTAAACTTTCAAGATTAGATGCTTTTAAGAAAGACGGGAGAGCAGCAGATGAGGATTTATTTGAGCCAACAGGAGAGCGTAAAGTAGAGTTTGTGTATGATACAAGAACGGAAACTTCTGCTTATGACCAAATTGTTAAAGAAAAATTATCTAGTTTTCATAATGGAGTTAAATCAAAAGGTTTAAAAAACTTCGCAGAGGAGGTAGGACTTTCTCCTCAAGCTATAGCTGCAAGACTTTTACCTACACCTTCTGATACTACAGATTTAGGATACCCTAACTTAAATAATGTTGTTAATGAATTAATTTTAGTAGATGAAGATGTTCTTGTAGCAGGGGCAAGAAGAGCTAAAGCTTTGGCTCGTTCTACAGGGAGTTCTTTAAAATTACAGGATAGCTCAGTAGCAATAGGTAAACCCGTAACACTAACAGACAACGCAGATGAAGCCTCTCTTGGTAACTTTAAATACCTATTTGGTGATGGTGATGAGGGTTTTGAATCGTTTTCTCTAGCTGAAGAAGCTATGAATAATGCTCTGATTGGTGTGGATAAGAAAGTTGTCGTAAAAAGGAATGGTAAGTGGTATATAGAAGTACAGCAGAAGCATGAGTTTAATCCTAGATACGATACAAAAAATCTATACGTAGATGTAAACAATATAACTAATATTTCTTCTAATATATTAGATCCAATTAGAAGGCTGGGAGAAGATGTATTAAAAGGGGTTTTTGCCTTAAAAGGGTATAACAGGTCTCAAGCACAAAAGATGCAGTCGGAGTTAGAATCTATTTTTTCTAAGGATAATAGTATTCTTGCAAAGGCAGGTTTAAAACCAATGAGTTCTGAAGATGTAAATAGTCTTACTCACGCTTTAAAATATACAGACAACGATGGTCAAGATTGGATTAAAAGTGTAGATGAGTTTGCTGTAATTGTTGGGAGAACTGCTGAAGAATCTCAAAATACTTATAAAAGATATCTTCGTATACAAAAACTTATGGATGATATTTATCAAATAAGAAATGAAAAATATCGAAAATCTCTTGTTGCTAGAGATATTAAGGATGTAACAATTGGGGATGAAGTATATAGAGGTTCTGTTGTTCTTAAACCTGAAGTCAAAAAAGTTTATGATATAAAGACTAAAAAAGATGTTCTTGTTGAAAGCCTAGATCCATCACAAACTGTTATAAAATTAGATAAAGCTATAATAGATAAGTCTGGGGAATACCGAAGACTTGTTATTTCTAATAAAAAAGATATAAAAGAACTTCCTGCTATTGTTTTAAATCAAAGAGCTGGTCATATAGATAGATTTTATAAAGAAACTGGATGGACTGTTAAGACCCCTGTTTCACGTATTGTTGACGGAGTTGAAGAGAAGAGCTTTACAACAACGCACATTGTTAAAACAGAAGGACAAGCAAAGAAAGCAACTGCTGACCTTTTGGAAAAAGAAGGTGTGGAAGCTACTTATACGAGAGCAAGAGAAAACAAAGACCTTGATGGGATATACGGGGATGAGAGTAGCGTTCAATATGGATATGCAGGAGTACATACAAAGCAAAGAGGAGAAATACTTAGAGGTTCAGATGGACTAGAGGCTGCTGAAACTCTTGGTGTTTTAGAATCTTTATCAAGAACTATTGGTAGTGTAGAAAGACAGCTTGATGTCGATATTATAAATAGTTTACGTTCAAGGTTTCTTAAACAATTTGAAAACTATTTTAAGAATAAAAGTGGGACATCTTACAGCGGCAGGTTTGAAGACATGATTGATACGTCTGGCATACCTACAGATGTAGCTCAGAAAGCAAAGCAATGGCACAACTATATTGAGGGGATATCAAAGGTTCAAGAAGGTGAAGGTTATAAAATTATAAATAACTTTATGAAAAGCAATGTAAAGATTGGTGTAGACAGTCAAGGAATATCAGGTGCTATTCAAAATTTTGCTACACAGATGGTGATTGTAGGAAGACCTATATTTCAAATTATACAGAATACAGCTCAATTAATATATGTAGCAGAAAAGTATCCCGTAGAAATGGCTCATACGGTTAAGAATTTAATCCCTACTCTTTCAGCGTTAAAAAATACTACACCTAAAAATATTAAAAATTTAGCTAAAGCTATGGGTATTGATGAGAAGCTTGCAAGAAATTTTATAGAAGAAATGAAAAATAACGGTCTCTGGGATGCTGTTGGTATGTCAGATGATTTTATGAAGCTTGTTCAAAAAAGCAGTTTGGACGCTGCTTCTACAAAAAAAGGGAATGCTTTTAATGTAGGTAAAAATCTTGTGATGTCTCCTTTTACAGCTTCTAAAGCAGGCCAAGAGGGAGTTATTAAGTTAGTAAACTTAGCTGCTTATATGTCCGAGTTCCAAAAAAACGTAATTAAAAACGGAAAGAAGTTTGATGCTTCGACTAAAGCTGACATGAGTTTCAATGCTCAAAAAATTACTCAAACTCAGAACTCTGTAAATCAATTTGACTATCAATCAAAGTCTTCTTTACTAAGTCCTATGTTTCAGTTTACTCAGCACGTACACAAACTTTACTTAGATGTAATTGTTGACCCTGTATTAAAGCTCACTAAAGACCCTGTATTAAAAGCTTTAGGTAAAGAAGTTCCTGAAAGGGTGTCTCCTTTGGCTAGTAGTCATTTGCAAGCGGCAGGTTCTTTAATTGCTACATATGCGATCTTTGGGCCTCAAGGTATTTTTGGAGGACTCCTTGGCTCTAAAGTAGAAGACGCTATTAATCAAATAGAGAATCCTATAGCTAGAGAAACTTTGCAGGGGAATATAATGAATCAAGTTATAAACTCTTCAGTTAATGCTATGGGGTTTGAAGGGCAAGTTGATTTTTCAAGTAAGATGCATCCTGCTTCTGTAGTAGATACTTTTTATGATTATCATGTGAAAGAATTTGCATTGAATGGGACATTAGCTGTAACAGGTGCAGCAGGATATGTTGTGGGTGTGCTAGGGAAAACAGCAACTGCTGTATATGCTATATCTGGGGCAGAAGGTTTTGAATACGATGAAAAAGCTAGTCATATAATATCCGAAGTTCTAGGTAATATTGCAGGAATAAGTGATTATCAAAGAGCTTATATGTCTTATCATCTTGGTAACTATGTTTACAAATCAAGTCTGTCTGGGAACTTACCTGTTACTAAGTATGAATCTCTAGCGCAACTTGGTAACTTTACACCTACTGCTATACAGGATAGGTGGCAAGAATTTAGCTCTACTTCTGCGGCTAATAACGATGCAGTTAAAACTTTATCTCAAGTTCTTTCTAGGGCAATGCACAGAGATCTAGTTAAAGAAAATAGTTATTTAGGAGTATTAGAAATAGCTAGTAAATATTCAGGTATAGCAACAAACTCTGTAGATGTCTTAAAAAGAGGAGAAATAGTTGAATCACTGTCTCGTTACGTATCTCCTGATACAGGTAAAGATTTTATGGGATACTTTAAACCTTACTTAGATCAAAGAACTTTAGAAGAAATCATTCCAGAATTGCAATCTCTTAAAGAAGATGCGAGTACAGATGAAATGAGAAGGCAAATAGATAATCAGATTACAGTAATTAAAGCAATAATCCCTGAAATAGATAAAGCATTTGGAAAATAATATGACAGAGTTCACTAAAGATATAACACAATTAACCAAAACTGCATCAAGCAATCCTCAGTTTGCTGCGCCTTCTAACAGCCTTGGCGCAGATTTAGTTAACCTAGCATCTACAGGTTTAGAGTTTTATGCTAAGAATCAAGCTAAAAAAGAGTTAACTCTAGCTAAAGAAGCTATGTCTGAACAAGCTCAACGCATGGCTGTTGGACAAGAAAAACTTAGACAGATTAGGATGTTAAGCAAACAAGGTGTATCTTCTACAGATATAGATCTAAGAGAGACAAGACTAGGAAGAAACTATTCCGCTGAAGAATGGTGGAGTATTAGAACAGAGACAAACAAAGTTACAGGTGTGACTTCAGCCGAAGCAATGAGTTCAGCAGATGCCGCTTTAGAAAAAAAAGCAGAAGATAGAGAAAATCTTCAAGCAAACCTCAGCCTTCTAGCTCCTTATCTCCCTCCAGACTTTGATATAAACGGAACAGATGAGGAATTAACGAACTTTATCTTACTTGGTAATGCAAAGAAAGCTAACGCGCAATATAAAAAAGACGTTCTTGACTTAGAATCAAGTCAATTGACGGTATCTTCAAAGAAAATGGATATAGCGAAAGCTAAGTTTATTGTAGATTTTACGTCTGTAACAGATAATACAGCAAAAGCTGAGACCCGTAAAATATTTAATAATATGGATTTTAATGATCCTGCTGCACTAGTAGAGGGTATGAGGAAAACAGATGAATTAAAATCTTTATACATAGGTCAAGCTGTTAAAACAGCAGCAGCTAATGATATCTATCTTACACCTAACCAAGCAAAAGAAATGTTGGGGTCAGAGTTAGCCATCTTTGATATTACTAAAAGAAGATATTCTATGGAGGATGCTAAAACAACAAGTTCAAACTTAAAGCAATATCAAGTATCAAACACCGTACTAAATATGAAAAATGCAGGAACTCCTTCACAAAAAAACCTTGCTACACTCATGATGTTTTCTGATTTTTTACCTAAAGGGTATCTGCAAGGCGCTCTTGGTGACACATTCGTAAATGCCATGACAGAAAATGCTATAGGGGAGGAGGCTATAGGAGCAGATATGACAGCAGTATTTAGAATAGGTTCTCCAAAAACACCTGCTGATTTATTTACAGATGAAGATATTAAAAAAGACAATGAAAATAAACAATTAAGTTTTCAAAGAACTAAAGACCTTTTTAAAAATGCTGATGAGAATATTCCTAAAGATGTAAAGGATGCTTATACTGAACTCGTTGTGTTAGAGGATTTACAAGGAAGTGACGCTACTCAAGAAGAGATGCTTACTAAAGGTGGGTTTGTTACTTACGTGCAAGCTATTTCTAAAGGCACGCCTTCTTACTTACTTTCCCCTGAAAAACAAGATAAGGTTATAGGGGGTATTTTAGATTATGGGGAGAAGTTTTTACGTAGAGCTATACCCCAACTGCTAACAGAAAAAGTACCTGCTGATCCTTCTGTTCTGACAAGGGCACTTCCTCCTAGAGGAAACAGAGTAAGTCTTGACACAGTCGAAGCAGTTAATAGACTTAATGCAGTAAACCCTGAAACTTTAAAAGTAACTTGGAATCAAAGAGGTGCTATTAGTAATAATGTTAAGTCATATAATAAGTTTATAGATGAGTTTTTTAATAGTTTAGATAAGTTAGGGGCTACAGAGGAGGAGACTAACTACTTAAAAACAGAGATTGTTAGAAGTTTTGTAGTAGCTAATCAATGATGATGATGATATATATAATTACTTATGGATTATCTTTATAAAGTACTGGATATTTGAAAAGCTGTCAAGCATAAATGCGATGAACGGTCTATATTATACGATGAATGACATATTAAGAGGAAATTATGCCAAAGAAAGGTGAAACATCAGCTACTGCATCTGCGAGAAGTAAACAACAGAGAGCTTATAATTCTACAGATAAAGCCAAGAAAGAACGTGCAGCTAGGAACAAAGCTCGTAACCAAGCTATAAAGAAAGGTAAGGTTTCTAAAGGGGATGGTAAGGATATAGACCACAAGAAGCCTCTACGTAACGGAGGAAGTAAGGAGGAGAGTAATACTAGGGTACGTTCTAAGACTGCTAATAGAGCAGACAACGGTAGCTACGCTGGAATGAAACGTAAAGGTAAGAGGAAGTAATATGCCAGAGAAAGATTCTAGATTAAGTAGAGCAGGAGTATCAGGTTTCAATAAACCTAAGAAGACTCCTAGTCATCCTACTAAGAGCCATGTAGTTGTAGCAAAGGTCGGAGATAAAATTAAGACTATCCGATTCGGGGAGCAAGGTGCATCTACAGCAGGGAAGGCTAAGGCTGGTGAAGGAGAGAAGATGAAAGCTAAACGCAAATCATTCAAAGCCCGTCATGCTAAAAATATAGCTAAAGGTAAAATGAGTGCAGCATACTGGGCTGATAAGGTTAAATGGTAATAAAATAACAACACAATTTATATAGGAATTTTTATGGTAACTTTTAATTCAGCCGTAACAAATCTTGGTAAGTTTCTCTTGAATATGCAGAGTGGCTTACAGGCTTTTACTACACAATCTTATACAGAAGTTAATAGTAAACTAGGGGTTCAGTTCGAGTCTGCTTTTTACATTCCCAGCCTTGCTGGTGGAGGGACTTACGACATCGTAGTCACTACAGGTACTGCTCCTCTTGCTATAAAAGCCATGAGTCTTGCGTTTGATACAGAACTCTCAAGCACACAGTGGTTTAAAAACCCAGCATATACTGGAGGAACTTCTGTTCCTATCTATAACTACCGAGAAGGTGCTAACAGTACGCCATTGGTATCTTTAGTAGGTGCGACTACAACAACTTCTACAGGGACTCCCGTATCATCAAAGGCGTATGCAATAGGTAGTGCCTCTAATGGGAATAGGCATGTATCGTCTGTTATGCCTACACTAGGAGTGGAAAGAATACTAGAGGCTAACTCCGTATACTTATTCAGGGTTATTAATGAAGATAATGTTGTGATGAAAGCAAGTGGTCGTGTGTCTTGGTATGAAGGTGGTTTAGATTACAACCCATAAGAAAGGGGCTATATAAGCCCCCCTTTATTTGCTAGAAAGGTAGAGGTGGGAAGTCTTTTCCTCTCTCTAAGCTGTCTATGGCTTCCTGTATATCTTGCTGGAAGTCTTTATAGCCTCTTTTCCCTGCCATTAACATCTTCTTGACTGCATGTGCTACAGCAGGGTTCTCTACACCGTAAGCATCTAGAACATCATATACATCAACAGTAACGCCATGATTCCGAATTTTCTTGTGGTACTTACTTACTTTTGGTTCTAGTAGTTTATCTTCTATAGCTGCTACGTAATCTTCTAGTTCTTTGTGGTAATGTGTCATCATTTATCTCCTGTCAAGGCTTCCCAACCTACTGGGAATTGCTCTTTGATTATGTTTCCTAACTTCTCAGCGAAGACTTGTGCTTCTAGCTGGGAGTTCTCTTTGATTCGCAGGTTATATATATGAGCGAATGCAAGTAAGTTACCTGTCCATATCCAACTTGTCAACATACTTTGTGGTAAAACCATGCGAGCCATTTCTGGCGCAACACCTGCTTCAATCATTTGCATGTAAGTTTCTACTGCTTGATTAATAGCTTTTAGGTATACTGTGTGTGTACGCATCGTCCTGTCTACCCACTCAATATTACCTCCTCCACTGCCTTGCTTGATACTCTTATCAGGTCTAGCTCGCCATCCCTCTGGGTAAAACATCTCAATACCATCCTCCACATATCGTCTACTTACTTCGTTCCATGTGAGTCCTGCCTGATGCTTCATAAGTTGTCTGGCTAAGAAGATTGGAGATACACATCTCACTTGTACACAGTTGTGTCTGAAAGGTGTCATGTGTTGGTGTTCGCCTAAGTAGTTTATTAACTTAGCATCCTTCTCATCCATAGTCTCCTTCCACTTATCAAAGGATACACGAGCTGAGTTAGAAATAGATAAGTCACCTCCCATACTATCTACAAGCTGAACTTCAATACCTTTCATTAACTATCCCTCCACTCTAAATAATCTAATACGTACTTACTGCTAGTAGCTTTACCTAATGGAGTATTGTAATGCTTCTTAGCATACCTACCAAGCTTATCTAAGTAACCGCTATCACCCTTCGTTGGTATAGCATGGGGTACTCTGTAGTAATGCACTCTTGCCATAGCTGTAGCGTAAGTAAGGTTAGTAATCAAACTATCTTCACTAATACTACTTACTACATCGTCAATGACTTTACCTAAGCTTCTGTAGTCTAGGAAGTTAGACCAAATATCATCTGCTGTTTCTAACTCCATTTGATAGACACCATAAGCTCCTACACCATCAGGTACTCCCACTTGTCTTAGGAACTTACCGCCTTTACTCTCATGTGCAGCAGTCATCATGAGGAGGTCTACAGCTTCATCACTATAAGGTATCTCGTTCTCTAAGTACTTCAACGTAGGAATCACTACGTGGTCTTTGAACTGTTTGAAGTTAATCATGTGATTCGTACCTCTCTTTCAAATAATCTAAGTCAACGAACATAGGGTTAAAGCTACCGTCCTGTACGTTGTGCTTAACTACTATACCTCGCCAATGATGGTTACCTTGATGTCCTTTGTAACCTTCATCATGAGCATAACATGCTCCAGCTATAATACCCCACTGTTGTCTACCACTAGCAGGTAAGAATCTTGTAGCTACATCTAGTGTCTGCTTATGCCCTACACAGAAACTCTCGCCTACCTGCTTCAATACATTCTGAGCAGTGCCTCCATAAGGTTTACCTGAGAAAGGATTAGCCATGAAGTGACAATAAGCTACACCATTAATAATTACAGGTTTCAAGTAATCGTGTACTTCCCATCCAAATTCTTTGTACTTCAAGTTATCATAAGATAAGAAGTCTGCTAACTCTGGATTGTTATCTGCGTGTCTCATGATACGTTCTTCATGATTACCAAGAGTGAGAGCCATNTTAGGTGTATAGACTTTCTTCTTGTTCCTCTTCTGTTGCTTCTGTAGCTCATGTAAGGGCTGTAGAAGAAGCCTCATGCCCTCTATACTGGCTTCAATATCTAAGTGTACCCTCTTACCCTCTGCACTCTTNTTGCCCCTGTCATAGGAGCTTAGAGAAGGCATATCAGCGTGGTCGCCTATGTGTACAATAACTTCAGGTCTCTTATCCACTATGTACTGACCTATGTAACTTAGGTGAGACATATCGACATCAGGTTTACATTGAGTATCTGGAATCATTAAATGTGTTACATTAGGACTAACTTTCTGTGTTGTTTTTATTTTAAAAATCTTCATGTACATAATCCTCTGCAAAATTCCAAGCTTCTGCTAATGTGATGTCAACCTCTTCACCTGTCTGTGGTGAGAGGAGGAAGAGTTCTTCATTTATCTCCTCTATTAATGTGTCTGTATCNCCACTATGTATCAAAGAGATCCAGTAGTTATATTTTTCTAGCATCGTCGAACTCCTGTATAAGCTTTTTATACTTATCTTTGGTTTCTTTTCTCTTAGCTTTCTTCATTCTTTGTCTCCAGTTCCTCACTTGCTTATCCTCTTCTGTCCTATGTGTAGGATGAAAAGGATTCTCTGTGTAGTCCTGAGTCATGTATTCAACTATGTGACTAAGAGCCACATCGAGAACTTCAGTATTACGGAGTCTCTTACCGTAACGTCCTATGTAGTTCTCTATCTTTCCTAGGAGGATATTACAGTCCCTATGCACAGTATTCCGTATATGACCTGTCTTATGGCAGTGGTCTAATGCTGCCTCCCCTTGTACTATCTTTTCTTTACAGATAGGACATTTATCTTTGTTCTTCTTGAGTAACTCCCCTCTGAGTACAGATACCTCATTGTACTTCAGTTTCAAGGTCATGTGAAACCCCTTATTTTATCTAGAGCCTCTAATTCTATTAGGAAGGATGGCATATTTATAAAGTCTTCTCCACTTAGTTTCAGAGTGCTCATTGTCTTCATTGTACTCCTCACTAGAGCTTCATCTAGTACCTCTAATTCTTCAGTGCTTAGGATATTATAGGTGCTTGCCATAATATTGGTTCTCCTCTATCTGTTAACTCTCTAACCATCCAAAGTAAATCCATATTCTCTTTCAGCTTAACTTCGGCTTCTTCTCCATGCTGTCCTTCATATGCTTCTTTGACAACATTGTATAGCTCTGTTTCCGTCTTGCAATCTTTAAGCGTGTTGTAGACTTTGACATTACCGTACCCCTTTATACCGACGATATTATCTGTTGAGTCCCCTAATAAAGATTGAGCATACAACCATATCCCACCCTCTCCATATAGTTTCTTCCCCCGTCTCTCTAACTTACCCCAGTAATCCACATAACGCAAGGGCATCTCATCCCTGTTGTGTGTCTTCCAAGAGTAGTGCCAGCCTTCGACTTGTAGTAAGTCTTTATCAATAGAGCAACATACAGCATTCTTATCTCTTGTTAGGTGCATTGCCATTGCATCATCGGCTTCCATTCCTTCTATTAAGTCTGTGTTATACATATACATTAGGTAATCTTTTATGTACTTGTACCACTTAGGCTTCTCTTTCTTCCTATTACCTTTGTACTTATGGCTTACTGCCAAGTCGTTTCTAAAGTTACCTTTACCTGTTAGGTAGACTTTGTACTTACTTGTGCCTACGTTCTTAAATAAGTTATTAAAGAAGTTTTCAATTCTTTGGTCTACTATCCAACTCTCTTGAATATCTTCACTGCCCCAACCTATGCTATAGAGGAGGATGTCCCCATCAATCGCTAGATTCTTGCTCTTCTCTGATTCTTTCATATTCAACCTGCTCCACTTTATCTTGTGCTGTGAGTTCTGAATAAGGGTTACTGAACCACTGTGGTGTACTCATCTAGACCTCCTTCTTGTTATCTGAATCTCATCTCTGAAGAGTTTACTCCAGACTTTCCTCTTTTTGTATCATCTAGATTATGTACTACGTTTATTCCTATATCGCTGTAATGCTTTTGGATAATCATCTGTGCCACTTTGTCACCTGTCATAATCTCAACAGGATCAAACCCAGTGTTTAACAAACTGATCATTACCTCGCCTCTGTAGTCAGAATCAACCACACCTGCTAGAACATCAATACCCATCTTAGCAGCAAGTTTACTTCGAGGCCATATCAGACCAACATACCCTTCTGGTATTGACATAGCAAGACCTGTACGTAGTAAGGCACGTTGTCCTGAAGGTATCGTCACTGAGTCAACGGTGTATAAGTCTAACCCTGCCGACTCCTCTGAACCTTTAGTAGGGAGTCTGGCATTTATGTGGAGTAAGTTTATATTTATCATTCTTGCTCCTTTGGTGGCTCAGGTAATGGCATCCAGTGGGTTATGCCCGAAAATATGTACCACTTTGTGTATAATTGATTACCCTCTTTATCAAAACCGTTTGGTATGTCCTTAAAATTGTCTTCAATATGAACAACCGCAATGCTTGTGGTGGTAAAATAAACCAGAACAGAGTTATCTTCTAACTCTGGCAATCTATCCTGCACACTTATCCATTGATCCTCAAGCTCTACAATTCGTTTGTTTAATTCAGTTATCGTGTTATACGCAAACAATAATTTACCTGTGGGTTTACTCATCACTCTTGCTCCTTTGGTGGTGCTAACGAGTTCATAGCCTCTTCATAAAAGAATTCCAGCTCTTTCTCAAGCTCTGCAATGCGCTTGTCTTTCTCTTTTTCTTCATCATCTAAACGTGCAATTACTCTTTCAAGCGTTTCTTCGTAGCTCATCACTCTTCCCCCTGTAACACTTCTGGTGTAATTTCGATACCTTCTTTGTTTATAAGGTCTGAGACTTCCTTCTCATTTTCGTAGCTAATCAGACAAACAAACCTCTCGTTGTTGTGAAGTTGCAACATACCTGAAGTACTCCGTACTACTTTATCAAAGGGTATGTAAAATCCAGCCAGAATTATGTGGTATTTATCTTCTGCAAAAATAGATTTTTTTATTTCAATCATTTTAATATCCTGTTATGTAACATACCCCGAAGGGTATATTGAAAAACAAATACCCCGAAGGGTATAAGTTTAGTTTTAATTACACCTCATCATCATCGTAGTTGTTAGAAGAAGGAGGAGGAGCTACCTTAGCAACCTTCTCTTGGATACTCACACCTTCATACAACTCAGTAAATAGAACTCGTACCTCTTTGTACCAAGCAATTGCTTCAGTAACCTTCTCAGGGTTCAAGAGGTCTTTACCGCTATAACCGAGTACCGACTCTGCTAAGTTCATGCACTGCCCTACTTCAGCAGGGTTAACATTGCCTCGTCTAGCTGGTGCTGATTGTTGTACAGGTTGCACTTGAGGCTCTGCACAAGTAGCATCAGTGATACTGAATGTCTTCTTCTTAATGTTCTTGAAGTCCCCATTTTGGTCGTACATGAACTCAATTTCCATGCCCTTGGCTAACTGAGTCCAAGAGTTACCTGTCTTTATGTTCACAGCGTCACGCTTTACAGAGCCATACGAATACCAGTCGTCACCCATCTTTAAGCTGGCTCTATGTGTATTACCGAACTGATCTTCTTTTTCCATCTCTTTAATGCTTAGTGCTTCTACGTTACCGTTAATTGCTGGCATACTATTCTCCAAATGTGTATTTAAAATTAGCTTCTTCTAACTTAATAATTCTTTCATGTATTTCTTCAGCCGTCAACAACGTCATAAAGAATTTACATTCACTACCTTCTTTGTACGTTACACGTAACTTTTTCTTGTACTCTACCATATTCAAAACATCATATGTTTTTATATTGTACGTATATCCATCAATAGATGGGATTGTAATAAATATATCTGGCGCTCTCATGCTAACCTCCTGTTGATAACAAAACATTATTAACTGTCTTAGAATGTATATTCCCGTAATCATAGACTCGGACTACACAATCTTCCTTACTCACATTGGTAACAATACCAAATATAAGTCTAGACTTCCCGTCTTCCCCCTCTTCTCTTATATAACAACGTGCATCTACACTCACTGCTTTACCATGCTCATCTTTCATAATATCCCCTAGTGAATTTCACTCCAGTTATAACCAATCTCGCCTTCCCCTATCTGAGGGAGATTAAGATTAAAATCTTTTCCTGCAATAACAATACTCTCTTCTAGTATTACCTTAACATCCTCTGCTATCAGCGGTCTAACTTCAAACGTGTACTCATCGTGAAAGAAGCCTACTTGCTTGAAGTCTATACCGTCTTTGTACTTCTCGTCTAATCTTTGGTTAGCTAGTACTGTTGCATGTTGCATCACTAACGCCTCATCACTCTGTACTGTATACACAAGTATATTCTTCTCATCCCTTATCAGCACATCCCTCCCGTCAAGAGCTTTAATACGACCATTGTAGTATTCTGTCTTCTCCTGCTCTCTACCCTTCCACTTGTACTTAACCTGCCTCCTCGTAGACCTCTTTATCCATTCTTTCTTCAAGTGTTCTTGTAGTTCTATCTGAGCTTGAAAGACTGTATCAAATGCTTCTTTAATAGCCTTCCCTATTTTTATGGCTTTCGTTTCATTCTTCTCACCTGCCATAAAACCAAGTTTCTTAGCTCCTCCTCCAAACTTATAAGCATAAGAGAAATTCTTAGCTGAACCACGGTTGATAGGTTTGATACCCATCTTAGCAAACAAAATGTTAATCTCATCTCTTGCTCTACTGTGACTATCCGTACCTTTAGACTTGTCTCCGTTGAGTATCATGTCCTCGAAGATGGGGTCTTCGATACCAACATCTCTTGCTCTTGATATAATCATACGGTCTTGGCAAGCAGCAGCATCCGCACTGACTAACACCATACCTTCTTCACAAGTGAAACACTTTCTCATAATCTTACCGTAGAAACTATTGACATTAGGAACATTAGCTATGTTTGCATGACGTACACGATAAGTATCAGCAAAGCCACTAATCCTAGACTCCAACCTACCGTCACTGCGAACCCTATCCAGCCACCCTTGGATGTTTGATTGTCTGTGTCTACACTGAACCCTTTTACAAATGAGTCTACCAACTTTACCATCAACACCAATAAATGCATCATCAGAATTAAGCTTAGGACTAGTACGCTTAGGATTACCATCTTCATCTACCTCTTTCTTACTGTAATTATATTCTTCTGGTTGCCAGCCCATATCTAATAGCCATTCTTTTGTTTCTTTATCTGAATTGAGACTAACTTTTCTGAATGTAACCCTACAGAAACTGCCACCGATAGTATCTCTATCCCAGTCAATATGTTCTTTGTCTATCCAATTTTGTAACCTAACATTGAGCTCACCAGCTTTAGTGAATGGGTTTTGAAAACCATTGCTATCAGCATTCTCATCAAGTCTATCTTCTTTGATGATGGGCAGTACAGGTAAATGGGATTCTAATACAACATCTATCCAACGTATCCACTTCGATAACTGATTTAGACTTCTTTCACACCTCCCGATGTCTAACTTCCAACCATGCTTCTCTTGTCTACTAATAACCCTCATGAAGTCATGTGTAAGCCAGAGTGCCTTGTTAGGAAATTCTTCCTTGTTCCAAGGTTTATTACTAAGTTTGAACTTAGGCTCTAACCCCATCAGTACTCTGTACAGCAAATGCGTTATCTCTACATATTCTACGCATCTGTGCATCATCTCATCTGAGAATACAGACCAATCCTCATGCTCGACCTTGCCTCTCTCTAATCTATAGCCCCATGCTGCTAGGCTATGAGGACCACTAAGCTTTTTACCAGCAGCCTTGCAGTCTTCTTTCATTTGCTCTGGCACTTTTTTATTCTTATATACTTCGCGTGACATTAGAACTGTATCCAGTATCTTGCCCTTGTACTTGTACCCGTATATTTTTTTAATAAGTGGGACATCATAACCTACACCGTTGTGCATAATAAGATACGTACACTTCTCTAACATCCTGATGATGCTTTCTTTCTTTGTTAACCGATACACCTTACATGTATCCACATCTTTGAATACAGCACAGTGTATTGTGTCTGCTTCTTCGTAGAGACCATTAGCCTCTATGTCACATACTAATTTCATATACTCACCATTCAAACAGTTGTTGTGTATGTTATAAGTCTTTTAAAACTTTTTTTAAATCTTTCTGTATTCTCTGCTCTACAGCCTGCCTTGTTACACCATCCTCTTTCGCAACACCTCTTGCAAGACGATCATCTGAACCATTAAGCCTACCTCCCCCTGCTTTCTGTAACAGATACTGCTGTGTCAAAGGTTTGAATTTAGAGAATAACTCTGAGCAATAAACAAACAGCTCTTGTTCTGTAGCATCATTATAATCTTGAGTATCACTCTGAACCCAATCCAAGTAGTCTGCTCTCTTATCATCTGTATTAGTTGTCAAATGATTTAAGATTTTGTATTTCTTCTTGTACTCTATAGCGCACAAAGCCAGCCAATTTCTAAACAACAATCCTATGTACGTTGATTTAGTATACGTATCATCGTAATTATAATTCTCGTAAAAATATACAGCAAACTCTTGGAACTTCTCCTCTCTTATCAAGTGAGGTATCTTAGCCCTGTATAGCAGACTATATACAAGCTTCCGCTCCTCGTGCAGGTCAATCATCACAATTCTTGCAGTATGTTGCTGTGTATAGTCCATCCTCATCGTAGTCTACACATATATTAAGTTCCTCTCCACAATCGTCACACTCAGGTGGTTCTATGTAGAAAGGACTGCGTGGGTCGGAAGTATCAAATCCTATGTTATCTGGATAGTTCATTCGTACCTCTTTGTTTTAAGTTTCTTTGCTGCAAATTTGCGTTTAAAAATGTCAATATCTTCTTGACTCGGCATGTACTCCCCCATGTGATATTGAACACATCTCGGAGGACGATTAAACATTACTGATATTTCAGAAATTGTTTTGCCCTCAACATAGGATTTAACCATCTCCACTCTATGATCCTTTACCTCCAACCATTTTTTTAAATCAAGCATCCCTTCCCTCCCTTTCCTTACTTAATATTTCCAGTGCATCAATCAACTGTTCAACTGTTTGATTACTGATACGTTTCCAACGCTCATGTTGTGATTTAGTTTTTGCTAATAACAATCTTAGATCTTCTTTACTCATTACTCTTTCTCCTTTAATTTGTCATAGCGTTTTACCCAATAAGCAGCATCAGCAGAATAAGCAGCATCAGCAGCATAAGCATAAGCATAAGCAGCATCAGCAGAATAAGCAGCAGCATAAGCAGCAGCGCGATTATCTTTTAATTCTTCTTGACTAACTGAATCGTTATCAGCTAACCATTTTTTAACTAATTCAATATGTATATTCATTACTCTTTCTCCTTTACCCTAAAATCTTTAACGGTTATTTCAAACTCTGGCGTTCCATCCTCAAGGGTTATAACTACAGGCTGATCAAAATTTGAAACGTGCTTAGCTACTGCAACCAATGCGTCTAAAGTCACATCAGATTTATTAGGCTTCCACATGTGAGTTTTAGTATTAACTTTACCAGCAAATATTCTATTTGTTAGTGGTGACTGCATTATTCTAATCATTCGCCTTGCTCCTTTAGTTTTTCAATCTTCTTATCTTCTATAATCCTAGCAGCATTCATTTTTCTTTTCATAATAGCCCTTTCATGCTCCCTTGTTCTTGTATCATTGCGTAGTCTGATAATTCTCAGTGCCACTTCTTCTGCTGATAACTCAATCATCTTGTTGCTCCTCTAATTTGCCTGTATAAGAATTCCATCTAAGAGGTATCGCTGCTACTACACCGAACTCTCTATCTTCGAGTATATGTAGAACTCTTGAATTGTTCAAGTACTCCATGTCCTCACCCTCTGTTACCTTCCAAATTTGTAAACCAATAGCTGTGTTACATGCCTGTGCCATAGCACCACTACCTGCTAAGTCGTCACTGCTCGGTATACGTCCCTGACTCCACTGCTTGTCTCCCTTGGGGGCTTTGTTGTAGTGACAGAATACATGTGCTGTGAACCCGTAATTAGCAGCATCTTCTGACAATTCTCTTGTCATTGTAATTAGAAAATCATTTCTCTCACTACTACTCATGCCCACAGAGAAATTAGTGATGGGGTCTATATACACATCTTTAATGCCCTGCATCATCACCTCTTCCTTGATAGATTGTCTAGTATCTGCCCAATTAGGTGTCTGCCATTTTGTAAAAATGTGTAGCTTGTCGCCAATTATTCCTCTGGCTCTATCGACATCATCAGGATTAACTACGATGTTTGGGTCATGAAATATCTTATTCACTAATGAGCCTGACAATCTTCTCAATGTAGCCTTCGGAGGTGACTCAGGACTCACAATCAGTACTCTTCTATTGTGTTCTTTGATGTTCCAACCCGCCAAAATATTGACTAATGTAGTCTTGCCCCCTTTTGGAGGTGCGCCCCAGTAAATAACTTCACCCGCTCTCTGCCCTCTCGTTAGTTTTGTAAGTGTCGGCCAAGGATAACTTAATCCAAATTCCAATGGCTTCTTTAGCTCTTCAAACATGTCCCAATCAGGTGCTATTATCTCTGATGACAAAGGGACACCAGCATTGTAACAAGCTGAGACTAGCTCCTTCTCCTTCCCTTGTCTCACCATGTCGTTAGCATCGTTCTCACTGTACTTCCCTATTTTTACGGGGTAATTCGTGGGAAACAAAGAGCGAATACTTTTAACAGCATCTTCTCCACTGCTATCAGCATCGGGTAAGAATACCACTTGTTTATATTTATCTGTGATGTCTTTTAAAATAGGCTGTAACGATTTTACTACACTACTACTGCCATTTTTTAGAGAGATAACCGCAACTTTCTGCTTCTTTTCTCTCATCCATGCTGTATAAACTGCTACTGCGTCCTCCTCCCCCTCAGTTATGTACAGAGAATAACCACCTTGCTCTAATGCCTCTCTCCAACCAAACGGTAAGCCAGCACGTACCTGTCCCATCGCATAGAAGCTCTTAGGCTGCTGTATACGCACTTTATACGCTATCGTTTCACCTCCCACATCACGTAAAGGGTAGTATGTTTCTGATAATGTCCTCCCATCTTGAGTACTAACCCCATGAACTACCCCGAAATGCCTATACGCACCAGCTTTTAGACCTCTTGTGACGTTATCCATAGCCTTTAAATTACTAACCCAGCTTATGTCATATGGTTCTTTCTCTGTGTACGCTACATCGCTGTCAGGGGCTTCTGATAATGCCCGCTCATTGAAATAAGATTTACAACTGTGATGAAAACAATAACCTGTCCTCACATCATCCTCTTCCCACATATTTAGTGAGTTTCCATTGCCGCATTTAGGACAATCAATTTTACCTACAAAATATCCGCTCATTTTAAACCTCTTCTATTACTTCGCAGTTAGTCTCAAACCAGACATGCGCACCACAG